GTTAGATCCTTCTCTCTATGCCGCTCTGTTTAAAGACATTGAGGCGTGGGATAAAGGACTGCACGATTCTCTAGCCAAGGACTATATTTGGCTAGAATCTATGGTTGAAACCCGAGGTTTGTCATTCATAATGATAGACTTACCTGACGCCTGTCGACTAGTTGACAAGGCTTTAAGTTCGGGCTTCATCGATTTCCGAAAATTGCCGCATTCGTTTGGCGAAATTCGGGCAGGGTACCGGACTTTCTTGGTGTCCTTGTTTTCGATGATATTCGACCCTGACGGTTCTATCGTATCCGAAGCTGACCCTACAGCAATCTCTTTCTTGCGCCAGGTATTATGCTTGGCAAAGAAAGTCAAGAAGGAGTGTCCCGCAGATGCGGTACTCGCTGAGGTGGAAGCTTTCCGTAGGATTGATGCTCGTCTACGTCCTTTCTCTTTATTTTGGGACGGTGATGCGCTCGGCGAATTCGCCGAAAACGGCAGAAATGCCCGAGAACTCAGTCTTACCGACGGATACCTCGCCAGTGACTCACTCGTCGAAGGACGAGATGAGTGCCCTATGCCCTTACTTCGGGCAGCTCAGGCAGTCGCGGACATTGTCATTGGACAGTTTCCAGAACTGGATTGGCGAGAAATCCAACCCCGTCATGGACCCGGAGCAGTGGCTGATGCAAAATCAGGAACAGACAAATACCTGTTTCCATCTTGGCCAGTGAAACTCAATAGGGTTTTCCCCGTTGAGTATTTTACTCAGTCGAGAGAAGATATGCATCTCGAGTCTTCATACGTGTTCGTTTCTCCCTTCGAATCTCCGGCAAAGCTTAAGGCTGTGCCGAAGACGTTAAAGGGACCACGTATGATCGCTTCAGAGCCAGTCGCGCACCAGTTTATTCAACTGGGGCTGATGAAATGGATGAGGAAGTACTTACCCCCATCCATGAAGGCCTGTATCGCCTTTCTTGACCAAGGTCCCTCTCGGGATCTATGTCTGAAGGCGTCCATCAAGGGAGATTTAGCAACTGTCGATTTATCGGCAGCTAGCGACCATCTCTCTTGCTGGTTGGTTGAGCGGTTGCTTAGGAGAAATCCTTCGCTTTTGTCCGCTCTCCATGCTTGTAGAACCCGGTGGTTAACGAACGCCACTGGGGTCGGCGAATCATACAACATATTGTTGCGAAAATTCGCCGCTATGGGATCAGGCACGACATTTCCTGTCCAGACGATCGTCTATTCTATACTGACGATCGCTGCCGTAATCTACGACAGGGGTCTCAAGGTTAATAGCCACGAGATCCTTCGAATAGCACGGAAGGTCCGACTCTTTGGCGACGACATCATTTTGCCGTCGTCAGCAGTCTTTTCCTTAGTGACACTTTTGACCCATTGTGGGCTGAAGGTGAACCCAGTTAAAACACACTGGGAGGGCTATTTCCGCGAGTCTTGCGGAGTCGATGCGTACAAGGGCACAGATGTTACGCCCGTGTACTTGTCGTCGCTTTCACTAGAGGAGAATGCCGAAAGCGTTGCTTCGTG